GGCAAGGGCAGCCATCCTTGAGGAGAGGGAGAGAGCCAAGCTAGATCCGGATCCCCTGGTTCTGAACAAACTAACTCAGGAGTACCCCCTGACAATAGATGAGATGTTCCAGAAGAAGGGTGGAAATCGATTCGATCAGCAAATCATAGCCCGAAATATCATATACCTGGAGGAGAATCCGGGGAATCGTCCCGGAAAGTGGTGTAAGCTTCACTGGAAGAGAAAAGACGGGAAAATTGTTGGAGTTGAGATTGAGGAGCATCCTTCTGGTAAGATATGGATACTTGAGGAGCCCTACATCAACAAGGAATACGGCATGGTTGAGCCAAGGCTGTATGTAGGCGGATATGACGGGATTGATATTGGGGAGGACGAGAGTACAACCGGAAAGTCTCGCGGAGCCATATCAATCAAGAAAAGGCTACTTCGCGGAGCCGGGACAAGCAATATTTACGTGTGCCACTACTTTGACAGGCCCAGGGATGTAGATGAGTTGTATGAGAATTGCTTTAAGATAATGTGGCTTTATAATGCCCAGACCAACATTGAGTTTTCCAAGGTCGGTATTGTCGGATATCTTAAGAGAAACAAAGGGCTGCATTACTTGATGCAGCGACCAAGGCTAACATTGAGCAATGTTAAGACGGAAAAGAAATCAAATCTGATAGGAACCGTTGCTAATGACAAGAATTTCGAATACGGCGAAAACTTCCTGATAGACTACATAAAGCAGTACGGAGAGCAGATTATGTGTCTTCCGGTTCTGGAGGACCTCCGGGACTTTACCATGGATGACCGTGGCAATCACGACATCACGGTATCAATGATGATGGCTGAGCTTGCTGACGACGAGCTCATGGATCAGCCTGTTGGATTCCCGCCTCCCCCTGTGTTTAGTGAGGAGGAGTTTGGGTATTACACGGACGAGAAGGGAATAAAGAGATGGGGAAAGATTCCGAGCAATATACTAAAGAGAATGAAGGACTTTGGGTTTGGTTCGGGCACAACGATTCCAGACATGTACGACCAAAACGGCAATCCAATATACTTTGACAGGGGCGGGTCCTTGAACCAGGTCGACGGAAAAGAGTTTTGATATGGCATAAAAATTTGGTATATTGATATAAATTTTGCATATCAAACGCGATGCTTGAACGTCTGGAGCGAAAATCTGTTGAGCTTTCGAAAAAGGAGAAGAGGAAACTTGAGTACCTCAAAAATGAGATAGACGCCACAATAGCGGCCTGTCTGACAGGGGACAAGGAGAATCTTGTCCAGGCGTACAATCTCAGGAACGGCATCCGGGATACGTCTCAATTTAGTTACCTGTGGGCTGCGTATGGAATTGAGTTTCCGTCGCAGATGCGACACATCCCCACATTGAGGGCAATATTTGACTCTCTTGTGGGGATGTCTATACATCGTCCATTCAAATATCACATTTCCTGCGTTAACTCCGACGCCGTCAATCAGATTTTCAATGAGTATCGGGATCAGGTTATAGCAGACTTTGATCGATACTGGCAGAATCGCATCATGGCGGCTCAAATGATAGCTCAGGGGCAGTCGGCTGAGGCAGAGACCGCGCGTCAGCACCTGGATAAGCTCCAGAAGAAATATAAGTCCGGAGACTTTAAGTCCGATATTGAGAGACTCTCCAAGGACATGCTGGACTGGGCCGTGAGCAGATTCAAGCTTCAGTCATTTGTGCCGAGGTTCACCGAGGACTTGGTGACTGCCGGGCAGGCATACTACCAGGTAAAGGTGGAGCAGAAAGGAAAGAAACCTCTCATAAGGGTTCTTAACCCGCTCAATTTGTACTATACCAAGTCCCCGGACACCAAATGGATAAAGGATTGCGACCGCGTCGTCTATAAGGAACGAATTCCAGTAACCGAAGTATGGACACTGTACGGTCACCGCATGACCAAAAAGGACCAGGATCGGTTCATGGAGAACTGGGGTAAATATATTGTTGGCTCCGAAATGGAGATCCTGGACTATGCGTTCGGGTCCGTGGAGAGAACGATTGACTTTGGTATACAGAAGGGTATTGAGATACCCATGATCGATGTGTCATATGTTGAATGGAAGGCTAACACCAGGGTCGTTGTTCGTGAGCCGGATCCAGAGCTTGAACCAGTAGTCGATGGAGACATGGATGTTAAGCTGTCCAGGCTCAAGACCAGATACAAGTTCAGGCTTGATAGGTTTGAGGGGGTTCGAATTGGAGAGGACATATATGTAAATGCAGGTGAGAGCAAGTTTGTGGTTAGAGACCCCGATGACCCCTCTAATGTAAGTCTGACTGTTAATGGCCTGTGCTACAATGACAGAAATGGGGAGCCATACTCCCTGGTTCTGAAGACAAAGGACATTGCCGATAAAATAGACATCCTCCACTATCACGCTGAGAATTTGCTTGCGCTTTCTGGAACAAAGGCTATCATGGTCAATTTCCCGGATATCCCGGTGTGGCTTGATAAGAACCACATGAAGCGTCTCATGAAATGGCTTGGCCTTGTGAAGCAGGGGGTTGCTCTTGTTGACTTGTCTCAGGAATCTGGCGGAGCTGGCAGATTTAATAACATGGGCGACGCTGACCTGGAAATGTCCCAGGCTATCATTACAATCTGGGACATGATAGACCGGCTGGAGGCCATCGCTTACAAGGTTACTGGAGTATCAAGGCAGGCCGTTGGATCTATAACACAGAACGACGGAAAGGGGACCTCCGAGATAGCCATACAGGGGACTCAGGTTGTTACGGCCCCATTGTTTTTTACGCTAGACGAACTTGTTGAGGAGTTCTTGACAGACGTGGTTAATGCCTGTAGGATTGCCTATTCTGAGGGACTTCAGGGGAAAATTGTTCTGGGCGCCGAGGGCCAGAGGATATTCTCAATCAAAAAGGATAAGTTCAAGCTGATTCACTTCAATGTGAACGTTAACGGGGATGGCTCTGAGGAAAGAGACATAGACACAATTAAGGCCATGGCTCAGAGGTATATCGATAACCAGATGTTGGATATAGAGCTTGGCTTTGACATTGCAACAATGAAGTCTCTGTCAGAAATACGGAATAGGGTAAAGCAGGCCACCGCCGAAGGTAAGGATAATGTTCAACAGCAAATGTCTGAGCAGATCGAGTCCCTCACTCAGGAGCTGGAGCGGGCCAAGAAGCTTATTGATCAGTTGCAGAATCATGACATTGAATTCAAGCAGGCGCAACTTCAGCAGAAGCAGTCTGAGATCGAGGGCAAGCTAGCCAATGAGCAAACTAAACTCAATCAGGACGCTATTACAAAGGCCGAAGAGTTGAGGCTTGAAGAAAAGAGGGTGGACCTTGAGGCCCTTCAATTAGAGTATGGCCAGGGCGGCAATAAAGAAATCCGCAACGATTAAATAATTTTTTGAAATATTGATATAAGTAGTTGGTATATTAATATAAATTTTATATATTAGTATTACAACTGAGAAAAACAACCATTCGAGAGAAATTTTTTCATGGATGAAAACCAAAACATAAACACCGAGGTAGAAGAGCCTCAGGTGGTAGAGGTTGAAAAATTTGACGGGGTGATAGACCCCGACCACTCCCTGGTAGACGCCGAGGGCAATGTAATCCAATATGTAGACCCTGAGAAGAATGTCACCTACCGCCTAAAAGGCAAGGAGGACATTATCTCTGAATTGATGGGCAAGAAGGAAGATCCTGACGATAGGCCCACTGATGACAACGACAAGGACAAGGGCAAAAAAGAACCCGATAGCCTGGAGGGCGACACGCCTTCAGGGGAGAATGAAGACCCGAATCCTGACGGAGATGCTGATGGATTTGACCCGGAGAAGTACTCAAACTACGCAGAATATATCCTTCGAAAAACAGGGTATGAACTCGATGAGATCGATCTGGGAGATGGTGTTGGGAAGGTTAAGCTCTCTGAGCTAACCCCGGAACAGCAAGTGGCAGTAATTGCTCAGGAGTTTGATCATACTATTGAGGAATACGAGTCTGCCCTTAAAGAGGCCGAAGAAAGGGAGCCAGAGCTGAAGTTCGAGGATCCCATGGCCAATAAGGTGCTGGAGTACCTTAAAGAGGGCGGAGATGTCCGTAGGCTGGCGAAAGAAATCCTGTCAAAGGACCCGGTTGCTCAGGCTAAGATGTTGTCCGACGAGGATGTTGTTAGGCTTGCATTAAAGAAGCAATACCCCACCTTCACCGATGATGAGATCGCCGAAGAGCTGAAGGATATGGGCGAGAAGCGCATTGCGCGTTACGCTAAGGCTCACAGGGCCCAGATGGAGCAGGAGCAGCCTGATATCTCTAACCTGACTGAGGAAATGAAGGCCGCAAAGGCGCTTGAGTTACAGCGGGCCAGGGAGGAGTTTGAAGCCGACGTCGCAAAGGTTCGCGAGGAAGCGGCCAAGATAAAGGACATCGCTGGCATCCCGGTGAATGAAAAAATCATGAATCATCTTTTGTCTGGGATTATTCCCAAGGACTTTGAAAGTGATTCCGAATTCATTCAGGAACTAAATGGGAACCCTAGGGCCCTGATAGAATATCGCTTTTGGAAAACATACGGCAAGGCTATACAGGAGAAGACCGCTCAGCATTACTATGAGAAAGGTCTCCGCGATGCCAATGCTGGTAAAGAGAAACTTTCTGATGAGCCCGTAAGGACTTATCAGTTTAATGGTTCTGGTAAAAAGAAGTCAAATGCCCCCAAATCTCTTGATGAGATTGATTTCGACAAGTTCCTGAATGATGGCACATTCTAAGGACCGGGAGGTTTACTACTACTGTTTTTACCGAATCTTCACAGTCAAGCACACAAATAACCATCACGTAATCATTAAGATCCGTGAGAGTGAGCTTGATATGATCAAATCGCTTGAGGGCGATTCGTATCAATATTGTCTTATTTCCGCACTGCCTGTTTTCCTGGACGAGGAAGACTTGCAGAACGTAATCATAAGAGGTCTGGCAATGGATGGTGAGTCGTTGCTGAAAAGATTTAAAGCGCAACAAAGAAAAAACCATTCGCCTTTGACTAAGAATGAGAGTAGTTGATGTGAGCATGCTCCCGAACGGAGCTGACACCAAGACAATGCAAGATCTGGGCGCTCTTATTGGCCTTAAGCCCGAAATGAGCAAGGCTATCGTAACGCTCTATCCTCAGTTGTCACTGCAAAAGCTCACCGAGCAATTGGGCGCCGTATACCATAAGGATCGCGGCAACCTTAAAGAAATCGAGGCATTCGCCTTCGAGTGGGCAATCAAAACGAATCAAATTCCCCGGATACGGTTTGCAGAAGATTGTAACGAGACCGGTGAGGGCGGCGTAGAATTCAAGTTCATCCTTGAGAAGAAGTTCTATGATCCGCACGACACCCTTGAGCTCGAAAATGAGCAGCAAATTTTCATCACTCGTGTTCCTCGGATTTTGACTTCCGGTAAAGTTGAATATTGGGGCCGCGTTGTATCTGGCAATATCAGAGAGAGTATCAACACGAACTACATGCGTAAGGGACTTACGACTAAGTACGTGTCGAACTACCATCCGGAATTGTCGGAACGTGGTTACAGTAAGCTGATGTACAACATTGAGAAGCACCGTGGCTTTATCAGCCGCCACCGCGTTGGTGACTCTGCTTCCGGTGATTGGAACAAGCTCAAAGCTAAGTACCTCGAACACGCTGGCATCTATTTCAAGATGGCAACGATGGAGAAGGATCTTCTCGACCAGATCTATCTGGCCTTTGAGAACTCCATGCTTCTTGGCCGTGGAAACTTCGATGACAATGGCAACTGCCTGATCACCGAAGAAGATGGTCGGCCCATCCCCGTGGGTGAGGGTATCATTCCGCAGGTTAAGCGTTACTGCGATCAACAACGTTATACTAATTTGACTGTTACGCATATGCGTAATGCCATTGCTTCGACCGTTGAAAAACTGCCGAAGAAAACTGGCAATCGGCTCGTTGGTATCTGTAACTGGAAGTTCTATCAGCAAGTCCAGGAAGTCCTGGATAACACGCTGAAGGGCCGGGTTACGGATAACTACTTCTACACGGTTAACGGCGGCAAGCTGCGTGTGGGAGCCGAGTACAATGCGTACGAGTTCGCGGGCAACGTAATCACGTTTATGGAGAACACGGCTCTGACCGACCGTTATCCGGATCGTGGATACTGTCTGATCCTCGACACTGCGATGTACGATGGTGAACCCAACATCCAAATGATGACCATTAAGGGCATGTCGCTCTTTAAAGGTGTTCAAAAGGGTATGGGTGGTCTCACTGGTGGTGAGTCCGGCGAGGTGTCGACGTTCGTTCATGGTTCTCGCGTAGAGTACATGGGCTATCGTGGCGCCAAGGTGGCTAACCCCTATGGGGCGCATATCATAGAAGAGAATGTGATCTTCTAGTTTTAGGGGAGCTTCGGCTCCCCGACATTGCGGGGTGGCGCAGTTGGTAGCGCACTGGGCTCATAACCCAGGGGTCGTCGGTTCGAGTCCGACCCCCGCCACTAAGAACAACAATCACTTTTCAACACACAAGAACGCAATGAGCAAAGAGAAGAAGGAAGACATCATAATCCTTCGAGCTGTGTACGGTAAACAGCAAGGAGCATGTATATTGACGCCGCTAAAGGATATGTCGACCGGTCGACTGAGAGGGGTCGATATCCTTTCCCCCGATGAAGAAAGGAAGGCTGTGAAAGTTGTTGACTCAAACACAACTCGTCGTGTTTTCGACAACCTGATCATCAATCTTAACGATCCGATTGATAGTGTTGACTGGAAGTGGATGAAGGAAACACGCGAGATAGCGATGACAATGAAGGATGCGCACTCCAGTCCGTCGGCGCTGTTCTACGTGTACAAGCCGGATCAGGAGCTTGATGAGCGCCTGGAACTCAAGAAGGCCCAGCGAAAGGCATCTGAAGTTATTGACTATCCGGTTGATCGAAAGAAGGAACTTCTTGAGTACCTGGGCGTGGATGCGTCAACGCTACGTGAAAAGGATGTGGACGATATTCTTTACTCCCGGATAGAGAAGAAGCCGTACGAGATCCTGTCGGCTGTGCAGGACCCTCAGTTTAAGACAAAAATCTTTCTGTTCCGATTGGTTCAGAACGGAACGATAAGGAAAGATGCTAATGGAACATATCGCTATGGTGATATCATATTGGGCTTCAATGAGCAAACAGCAATTGATTACCTGAACGATGTGAGAAACCGGAACCTAGTTGGAAAGTTCTACACTGAGGTGTACGGAAAGCAGATGCCGAAATCACAGGTGTCTGTAGTGGATGAGCTTGATTCTCTTGAAAGAGAGGATGAAGATAATGCTGGCGGAAGCGGGGCCGGTGAGGCCGCTCCCGAAGAAAGCAAAACAGAAAGCGAGGGTTAATGGATGAACGCGCTTGATATGTACAGGGGCGTACTGTTCGAACTGGACAAGTACGAGTCGCCCGAATTCGATGTGGAGGATTTTAATTGGTTCATAGTTCTGGCCACCGATAAGTGGCTCAAGGGTGAGCTGGACCGGTATGAGATCACACAGGAAGTCAGCGACAGGATCTCCTGCCTCATAGATAGCGCCGAGATTTCGTTTAACCCCGACAACAACACGGATTTGCGTGAGGCAGACCTGCCTGAAAATTACCGACACCTGGTTCGATGTCTTGTAAAGTTGCGCTATAAGACTTCGACTCCTGTGTACACCCTTGGGGCAAAAAGGCAAAAGCACTCCAGGAGGATAACCGGTGATGGACAGGCAGCCACGATGGACAATTATTACTTAAGACCTCTTGTGAGCGACTCGGACCTGGACCTATTCCACCGCGTCGTTGGGAATAAGCTGTCCGTCATGTTTGATACGCCTGAGGCTCCGAACGAAACGGTCACAATCGAAAGCGTCACTATTGAATACTTCAAGAAGTCGCCAAAAATCGAAATTAACCAATCAATGCAGGTTGTGACCGATACTCCGTTCCCGGACAACGTGAGCCGTGAGATCGTTAAGATCTGTGCTGATCTGTTCCTGGAAAACTCGGGAAGCCAGCGCCTTCAATCGCATATTGCGGTTGGAAACTAACAATTCAATTTCATTGAACTATGGCATTCAAATTAGGACCTAAACGCCTGATCGTCAATGACCCCGCTCAAGCGCAACTGCTTTTTCTTGCAGTTCTCGCCGGCGGAACTCAAAATGTTGTTGAGACTGACGATGATTTTCTGACGGGCGAAGGCGAAAGTGAGGACCCCTATGGAGCCCTTGCCTCTTCGCCTGATACGCTTGGCGAGGGTGAAAATCCTGAAGGTGATAGCTTCAGCCCTGCATCTACCTCGGATGGCGAAACCGTCGCACAGGCTGACATGCTTCGGATCGTTGGATTTGCTGATCTTGTCGGCGCCGACATCCAAGAAGTAATTGGCTTTAAGGCTGTGCCTGGCCAAAATCAAATTTCGACTGTAACGTTTACGGTTGGCTCTCTGAAGCCTGGCGAAGAAATCAAGGTCGATATCGACTTTTCAGCCAGCGACCTTCGTGGTGAGTTCGCTACCTATTTCTCTGACTACAAGAGAAAGAGGTCTTTCGTGATCACCGCCAAAACTGGCGACGATGCGTCT